ATGAGCAGGGCAATTCATAGACTTAGCGACACTCTTTTACGAAAATTAAGCGGATCACCAACCACAAAAAGCACCTTTTTTAATGATGGTGGCAACCTTAGCGTAAGGCATTCAACCAATGGCCTGTTAACCTGGTATTTCACTTACAGGGCCGGAACTGGTAGGCAGATATCACCGGAACGTCTGAGGCTGGGCAATTATCCCGATCTGAGCCTGAAAGCTGCCAGGGAAAAAGCGGCACAGTGTCGCGCCTGGCTGGCTGAGGGGAAAAATCCGCGCTATGAACTTAATCATGCTGTACAGGACGCTTTAGCCCCCGTGACGGTTAAGGAAGCTCTCACTTACTGGCTTGAATCGTACGCAAAGGAAAAGCGCACTGACTACGAATCACTGAAAAGCCGGATCAATAAACACATAATTAGCCAGATTGGCGCTATGCCACTGGAAAAATGCGAGCTACGCCACTGGCTGGCCTGTTTTGACCAGCTTGCTAAGCGTAATCCGGTATCAGCCGGATTTTTGCTACAGGTGTGCAAACAGGCGCTTAAGTACTGCCGAAAACGACGCTACGCAATTACCAACGTTCTCGATGATATGGTTGTCGGTGATGTTGGGAAAAAAGCAGAAATAAGCGAGCGCGTACTAACAAACAAGGAGCTTGGGGAATTACTACGCGCCCTTGATGAAAAAATTTACCCACCGTACTACAGCGCCCTGATTCGCCTCCTGATTGTCTTCGGATGTCGTACCACTGAGCTAAGACGCTCTGAGGTCCAGGAATGGGATTTTAAAGAAATGCTCTGGACCGTGCCGAAAGAACACAGCAAAACGAAGGTAGCAATATTCAGGCCAATACCGGAAGCGATCTTGCCGTTTGTCATGAAGCTGGTGGAGCAGAACAGGCACACGGGATTATTGCTCGGAGAACTGAAAGGGCAATCATCCGTATCAGAGTACGGAAGAACGGCACACAGACGCATTAATCAAGCCCCATGGACGTTGCACGACATCCGGCACACGTTTACAACGATGCTGAACGATTTAGGCGTTGATCCTCATGTAGTGGAGCAGCTAACCGCGCACCAGTTGCCAGGAATGCAACGAGTCTATAATCACTCCCGTTATCTTGATGCAAAACGTGACGCTCTTAATCTATGGGGTGAGCGTCTCGAGCTTCTCCAGAACAATGATGAAAAAATCGTTGTTATGACCCCGCGAATTTACTCCCAAAATTCTTGACAAATTACGGCTGTTTTTCTTCGGGAAAATAGCCGTCTTAAAAAAATCGTCGAAGTTCGACCAAAGTTCGTCGTTTTTTTATTTGTCAATCATCGAAAAAATTGAAATTCACTCTCCTGAATCCTTATTCTCTGTTTCTTGATTGTTCCAACACCTGATGGTTTATCTATTTGTTTTTAATGAGATAATTTAAGTGTAATACCAAATGACGACATTTTTTGTTGCGTCGCTTAAAAACTCGTGACACGATTTTATGAACAGCAGCAAACTCTAGCGAACTTTGACGAACATAAAGTTCAGAAAGGTTACGTATTCAATTTAAGAGGTAAGAAAAGCTAAGAAGTAATATCTTTCCGTATATCCACAGCGAAACAAAAATTTCTATACGTAATTTTATGTAGGACTTTTTATGCGCGAAATAAATGAAGATCGTGTAATCCGCGAAAAAGAATGCAGAGAGCTAACAGGCGTTTGCCGCACAACTCGTTACGAGATGGAAAAGCAGGGCCGCTTCCCCTCACGTATCAGTCTCGGCGGTCGTTCTGTTGGCTGGGTTAAGTCTGAGGTTATGGAATGGGTTAAAAGCAGGGATCGTATTAATGCAGGTAAGGCAGCGTAAAGGGGAGCATATGACACATAAAACAAAGGCGACCTGTGGCGGTCGCCAATGGGAAAACACTAAACATAAGCCCGAACATCATAGCGATTTGCTGTCTGGTGGGCAATGTGCTCAGTGTGCTGGCTTGCTGGTGGGCTATTCCTGCTCTTTGGCCTTGCGGCGCTGGCGGCGTTTGATCTCGCCTTGCATTGACGCAATGATGAATTGTGATGTGCTTTCGCCTGATTCTTTCACTAATTCCATCTCGTTTACTATTTCGTGTGGTACACGAGCCTTTAGAGCTTGTGATTTTGCGTTTGTTGTACCCGTTGCCATTTCTATTCCTCTGTTGGATTGGTGGGGGACAGTATACACAGAAAAAGCACAAATAAAACTCTTGACGTGGGCCACACCTAAAGAATATAGTGGGCCACACCTTGAGGTTATCAAGGTGCATAAATGCAAAGCCCCGCAAGTGTCGTTACCACTCGCAGGGCTTCTAACCACCAACGATAGCAAGATTATCGAGGCAGCTATGAGAAATCATACCACACACCCGCAAGGGCGGGACTCGCACAACCTGAATAAATACATCTGGCGTTTTATCGCCCTGAGCACGGCACAACCGCGCGTGATTACCATTGAGGCCACCAGCGAACAGGAAGCACGCCAGCAATCTCCGGCTGGCTGCGTGATGGTATTCGCTGCCCGTATTCGTCAGGGGGAAACCTATGCACAATAAAACCACACCGGACGCAACCGCCGCCGCACTCACTACACTGATGCACGCGCTGATTGATATTTCTGTTATTGCTGACAGGGCGCATAAACACGCAGCCAGAGAATCAGAATGCATCTTCCATTATTTAGCATTTGTGCAGCTAAAAGCCGATCAGGCACTGGATAAGGCCGGAAAAATTATCATGGCTGATGTGCAGGAGGTGCACCATGCATAACCTGTCAATTTCTGACCTTAACAGCATTCAGTTTGACGAGAAATTTACCGGGCAGTTGCTGGTCAATGTGGAGAACGGGCGCATAGTGCGTAATTATCACCTGCCGGATGGTGCAATTGCCGGAAGCGTTGAAGCATTGCTGGAACTGGCGGAACGTGCGCGACTGATTAAGCCGTCAACGAGCCATCACGATGATGATCTGCATTTTACCGGATGTATGGTGAGTCACTACGAAAACGGCGTCGAGGTATCCTGCGAACGGCTGCGTGATGATTGCTGTTTCGGCACACTGCCGGAATTTATCGAGTTGCTGACCAGTTGCGGTTATCATGTCATTCAGGGGGGTAAACATGCGTGATGATCGTTTTAATTCCCTGAAACAGGAATTTTCCGGCGTTCCTGATGATGCGGCTGATGCGCTTTCGTCAATGCCAGAGCTTATTAGAGCGGCTTTTTTCTTACTTTCCACGAGAGAATATAAATCAACGGGGCTTGATGTACTGAATATCGCCGCCGATTATGCGGAATATGTGGCAGAGGCGCGTTATAGAAGAAAATTTCCTGAGGATGTAAGCCATGCGTGATATTTACCACCAAACAATAGACCGCGCATTTCTTGCACTTTCTCACAGTGAAAACATGATGGAAATATTTCGCATATGGCTTGAAACACTTGGCGACAATGAACGCGACAAACAAAAATCAAGAATTGCCACGGCATTAATAACGCTTCTTGAGCCTGTAATAATGGAACTGCAAGAAATAGATCTATTGCACGACAGATATAAAGAACAGCACACCGGAGAATAAAAATAATGAAACTTAAATATTCTGGCTTAACTGCCAGTGGCAACACTCACCCTAAATTTACGCGCGGTGATATTTACCGCGACCAGTACGGCGGCACGGTAATGATTAAGGGCGTGGAAGAACGGCGCGTAACCTACCGCCGTGAAGGTTACGAATATGATTGCGTGATGCCTGTTTATCAGTTCCGGCGTGATTTTTCTCTGGTACAGGCAGCGCCCCGCAGTAAGCCAACCAGCAGGGAGAAAGCACGCGCCAATATTCAGGAAATAAAAAAGATGCTTAACGTATTCAGGGGTAAAAAATGAAACTGGCACCGAACGTAAAAAAACAGCCACGCGGAATAAAACACAAAGACACAGAGGTGATTATTTTCGCGGGTAGTGATGCGTGGGCACATGCAAAACAGTGGCAGGAGCAGGACGGCCCCGCATCCGGCGATAATGTGCCTCCTGTGTGGCTTGGGCCAAATCAGCTTGCCGAACTTTATGCACTGCAAATTGTTCCTGATGGAAAAAAACGCGTAAGGCTGTACCAGGCAGGAGAACTGGACTTGGTGGAGACCAAAAAGATTGGTCAGAAGCTGGCGGCGGCAGGCGTACAGGATGCAAAATTTTACCCCGAAGGAATGCACGGTCAGAAGGTGGAGAACTGGCGCGAATATCTGGCCCGTGAGCGCCAGAATCTTTCTGAAGGTCTGGTCGTTGAGCTTCCGGTAAAGCAAAAGGCGCAACTTTCGCAGATGGCGGACAGTGAACGCGCACAGATGCTTGCTGGTCGATTTGATGGCGTTTGTGTGCATCCGGAAAGTGAAATCGTTCACGTATGGCGCGGCGGGGTATGGTGTCCGGTCAGCACAATGGAACTTAGCCGCGAAATGGTGGCGATCTATTCAGAGCACAGGGCCACTTTCAGCAAACGCGTGATCAATAACGCCGTTGAAGCGTTAAAAGTTATTGCCGAACCAATGGGGGAGCCGTCCGGCGATTTGCTGCCGTTCGCCAATGGTGCGCTTGACCTGAAAACGGGGGAATTTTCCCCGCACACGCCGGAGAACTGGATCACCACGCACAACGGCATTGAGTACACGCCACCAGCACCAGGGGAGAACATTCGCGACAACGCGCCAAACTTTCATAAATGGCTTGAGCACGCAGCCGGAAAAGACCCGCGCAAGATGATGCGTATATGTGCCGCGCTGTACATGATTATGGCGAACCGGTACGACTGGCAGATGTTTATTGAGGCCACCGGAGACGGCGGGAGCGGTAAAAGTACATTCACACACATAGCCAGCCTTCTGGCAGGGAAACAGAACACCGTAAGCGCGGAGATGACATCACTCGATGATGCAGGAGGGCGCGCGCAGGTTGTCGGGAGTCGTCTTATCGTCCTGGCTGACCAGCCGAAATATACAGGCGAAGGAACGGGCATCAAGAAAATCACGGGCGGCGACCCCGTGGAAATTAACCCGAAATATGAAAAGCGTTTCACGGCGGTAATCAGGGCGGTGGTGCTGGCGACCAACAACAACCCGATGATATTCACCGAACGGGCCGGAGGCGTGGCACGTCGTCGGGTTATTTTTCGCTTTGACAATATCGTTAGCGAGGCAGAAAAGGACAAGGATTTGCCGGAGAAGGTCGCGGCTGAAATCCCTGTGATTATCCGCCGCTTGCTGGCGAACTTTACCGACCCTGAAAAGGCGAGGGCTTTACTACTGGAACAGCGTGACGGTGATGAAGCACTGGCAATAAAGCAACAGACGGATCCGGTTATTGAGTTTTGCCAGTTCCTGAATTTTCTGGAGGAAGCGCGCGGCCTGATGATGGGTGGCGGTGGTGATTCAGTGAAGTACACGACCAGGAACAGCCTTTACCGCGTCTATCTGGCGTTTATGGCATACGCAGGCAGGAGCAAACCGCTAAACGTGGCTGAGTTCAGCAAGGCCATGAAGCCAGCGGCGAAAGTTTACGGGCATGAATATATTACGCGAAAAGTTAAGGGAGTAACGCAGACCAACGCAATTACAACAGACGATTGCGACGCGTTTTTATAATTTTTTGTAAAAGCCCTCTACCCCATCTACCCGAATGAAATAAATACATATTATTCAACATGATAAGTGGGTAGAGGGCCAGGTAGAAGGCTAATAAAAGCTCTCTACCTCTTCTACCTGATTTTATCAGTTTCAGGTAGCAGGGTAGACGGCAGGTAGAGGAGCCCCAAAAGCTATCTACCCGCTGAAAGCCTCGCCATTACTGACATGATGAGCATTCGGGTAGATGGGTAGAGGGGGGGGAGGCACAACTAAAAACTTTTTAAACGAGGGGGTGAAAATAAATGCGCATACATCAAAATCACTTAACAAACATGCCAGCCGAAAACATGAATCAGGGGCGACAAATGACCAAAATTCGCAGAGACAGAACAGAGCCAAAATATAAAGCGTTAGACATGACTGAGCATACCTTAAAGGTGGCAATCAGAACGATAGACCGCCATGCGGGGGAAGGATACGCGAAAGCACATCCCGACCTGATAAGCGCATTCATGACAACGGCAGCTGCAAACTTTGCCACGCTGACAGAACGGGAGATTGCCGAAGCGGAACAGGTAACAACCATCAACGTTAAAACCGGAGAGGTGAAATCATGACAGCACAGATAGCCGCTTACGGGCGGCTGGTGGCTGACCCACAGTTAAAGACCACCAGCAAGGGTACACAAATGGCGATGGCGGGTATGGCTATCCCCCTGCCGTGCAGCCAGGCCGATGACGGAACGGCGACGATGTGGTTATCCGTC